TGCTGTAATGACTGAGGAGGAAGAAGATGATCTAAATGCTAACCTAGAAAACCATGGCGATAGTATTTAAAGCTGATACACATAGTTACACAAGCATTGATCCTAGTGAGAACATCACATGGACCAGTGTAACTAGTGTTATATCTAAGTTTAAAAAACCATTTGACGCTGATGCTATTTCTATTAAGTCTTCTAAAAACAAGAAGGGTAAATGGTATGGTATGACTCCAGAGGATATTAAGGAGGCATGGAAGAATGAGTCTCAAAAGGCTATGAACCTAGGTACATGGTACCATAATCAAAGAGAACGTGATTTATTATCATGTGATACTATTAGTAGAGAGGACATTATTGTACCAATTTTTAAACCTATTGAGATAGATGGGATTAAAAAAGCACCGGATCAAAAGTTAGGAGATGGTATATATCCTGAGCATATGGTGTATCTTAAGAGTGCGGGATTATGTGGGCAAGCGGATAGGGTAGAGATAGTAAATGGAAAAGTGAATATATATGATTACAAAACTAATAAAGAAATTAAGACTGAGTCTTATGTTAACTGGGAAGGAATTAGTGATAGAATGCTTGCTCCACTCAATCATTTGGATGATTGTAATCTTAACCATTATGCGTTACAGCTAAGTTTCTACATGTACATGATTCTTAAACATAACCCTAAGCTTAAACCTGGGAAAATGGTTATAGAACATATTATATTTGAAGAAGCTGGTAAGGATGCTTATGATAACAGAGTTGTATTATATGATGAGTTTGGTGAGCCTGTTGTAAACTCTATTGTAGAATATGAAGTACCTTACCTTAAGAACGAAGTCATTGCAATAATTAATTATTTGAAGGATGCTAGTAAAACTGTTTGATATTGAGAATGGTACACTGATACCTAGTGAGAGTTGCTATTCATTGCCTACATTAAGAAGAATTATGGATGAGTACCCTGAGAATTATCTCAAGGTTTATCAGTATCTATTCTACATGAGTTGTCCGAACCCAGATATTAATCCTTTCTTTCATATAGCTGATGATGATAAAGAAGATCTTATATTAGCAGAAATAGATGCAGACTTTAGTTCTGAAGATGATTACATCCCGGGAGCATTGGAGTTCTGTAAGAAACTATATGAGACACCAACATCCAGAGCTTATAATGGTATTAAGCAAATGCTTGATAGACTAGGTAGATATATGGAGACAACTAACATAACTGACGGTAGAGATGGTAACCTTACAGCACTTGTAAATGCTGCATCAAAGTACCAACAAATCCGTGAGGCTTATAAAGGTGCTTACAAAGATCTTCAAGAAGAACAAGCGGGACGCGCGCGCGGGGGTGCAGGACTAGCTTATGACCAAATGTAATTAAATGCTACAACAAACTAATATAGAAATTCCTACATGGGAAAATGGAGAGTGGTCAATAACCACCTTTTCTACCCGTGATGAGTTTAAAGACTTTGTGTTTAGTATATTTAAAGAACCGGGCCAGTATGAGTTTGATGAAACTAGTTTAATGTTTAATGAACAAGCTAGACAATTTAACGCACAGGGTTTTTATTGCAAAGCTCCCCAGGGAACTAAAGACTTTATAGTATACTGGAATGATCAGAAGAATAAGTGCCGTGTAGGTGCTATCTATAAAAGTAATGGTAATACTTGGTTTATTCCACGTGACTATTACATGTGGTTAAACTTCTTACCTATCTTTAATAAGGAGATTCAGAAGTTTGGTTTTGCTGATGTCAGAGATGCTCAATATCACTTAGCCCTATATGAATGTTTAGCAGAGTTAAACTATAGACATGCTGCTATCCTAAAGAAACGTCAGATTGCATCATCATACTACCATGCTGGTAAGTTAATTAATCAGATATGGTTTGAAGAAGGGGTTACCCTCAAGATGGGCGCTAGTCTTAAAGACTATATTAATGAGAAAGGTACCTGGAAATTCTTAAATGAATATGAGGCTTTCTTAAATCAACACACTGCTTGGTACCGACCAATGAACCCTAATAAGGTTATGATGTGGCAACAAAAGATTGAGACTACTACAGGTATTCAAAAACGTAAGTCTGAGATAGGTCTTAAAGGAGTTATGCAAGGAATGTCCTTTGAGAAGGATCCTACTAACGGGGTAGGGGGACCATGTAAGTACTTCTTCCATGAGGAAGCAGGTATTGCTCCAAAGATGGATACAACATTTGAGTACATCCGCCCTGCTATGAAATCAGGTTTCATGACTACAGGTATGTTCATTGCTGCAGGATCTGTGGGTGACCTGTCTCAGTGTGATCCTCTGAAGAAGATGATCACTAGACCTGATGCCAATGATATTTATTCAGTAGAATCTAACTTAATAGATGAGACGGGTGTTACAGGTAGAACAGGTTTGTTTATTCCTGAGCAATGGTCAATGCCTCCTTATATAGATAACTTTGGTAACTCTAAAGTAGAGGAAGCTCTTGTTGCACTAGATGAACAATTTGCTGAATGGAAGAGAGAGCTAGCTCCACAAGAATATCAACTTCGTATATCTCAGCACCCAAGAAATATTAAAGAAGCATTTGACTTTAGAACAGTGTCAATATTTCCTCAGCATTTGGTTACAGCTCAGATCCGTAGAATTGAGGATAAAGCATATTCATATGAATATTTAGATATATTCAGAAATGAAAAAGGAGATGTGGGTATAGCAGATACAAATAAGTTACCTATAACAGAATTTCCTATTACAAAAACTACTGAAGATAAAACAGGAGTGCTTGTAGTATATGAACGTCCTGTAAAAGATCCTGAGTTTGGGATGTACTATGCCAGCGTTGACCCCGTGGGTGAAGGAAAAACCACTACCTCAGAATCCCTATGTTCTATTTATGTATATAAAACTCCAGTAGAGGTAACTAAAAATGATGGTGATTCTGTTGAGACTTACATAGAACAAGATAAGATTGTAGCTGCTTGGTGTGGGCGCTTTGATGATATTAATAAAACACATGAAAGATTAGAGCTTATCATAGAATGGTATAACGCATGGACTATTGTTGAAAATAACATTAGTCAGTTTATCAATTATATGATGTTTAGAAAAAAACAGAAGTATCTTGTACCCAGATCTCAGATCTTATTCTTAAAAGACATTGGTGCTAATGCTAATGTATTCCAAGAATACGGTTGGAGAAATACAGGAACTTTATTTAAAAGTCATATGTTAAGTTACACCATTGAATTCTTAAAAGAAGAATTACATGAGGAAACTACTAAAGATGGTAAAGTAGTTAAAACAACATATGGTATAGAGCGTATCCCAGACATCATGCTGCTTAAAGAAATGATGGCATATAGAGATGGTGTCAACGTGGATAGACTTGTATCCTTTGCTGCTTTAGTAGCTTTTGCTAAAGTGCAACAAGCAAACAGAGGTTATAAAAAACGCTATGAGGAAACTGGAGCTGGAAAAAACTTGGATAACCGCAAGAATTTCAGTAAATTAAATAAGAGCCCGTTCCGTCACATGGGTGGTGGTGGGCATAAATTTGATAATATGGCAATGCCACGTTCAGCATTTAAAAATTTAAGATAGTATGCAGATATATAACGCAATGCAATTAAAGAATGGGGCCAAGGGCGAGTACAACCGTATGGGTACTCTGAACCAGCCTATTCAATTTTTGCCAAAATCTAAGAAGGATCAAGAGTGGGCAGCATGGAATCTTGACTGGTTAGAGTGGGAAGGTCTTAAGCATGTGCGCAGAAATGCTCGCAGACTTATGAAAAACTATAAACTTGCAAAAGGTATTATAGATAAAACTGACTACATAGTAGAAGAAGACAATGAGTATGCTGATCTTATTGATACTCTAACTAAGGAAGATGCATCTGCTCTAGAACTTAAGTTCTACCCTATTGTACCTAATGTAATCAATACATTAGTTGCTGAGTTTGCAAAAAGAAACACTCGTGTATCTTATACAGCTGTAGATGAGAACTCATATAATGAGATGCTTGAGCTTAAAAGAAGTAAAGTAGAAGAAGCTCTTCTTTTTGAAGCTGAACAAAAGATGGCTATGAAGTTGGCTGAGATGAATGCTGATCCAACATCAGATGATTTTAAACAACAGATGAGTCCTAATAACTTAAAGTCTCTTCCTGAGATTCAACAGTTTTTTAATAAGGACTATAGAAGTATGGTGGAGCAGTGGTCAGAACACCAACACCGTGTGGATGTTGAGCGCTTTAAAATGGATGAGTTAGAAGAGCGCGGGTTCCGTGACATGCTTGTTACTGACCGTGAGTTCTGGCACTTCCGTATGCTTGAGGATGATTATGATGTAGAATTATGGAATCCGGTTCTTACTTTTTATCACAAGTCTCCAGACAACCGTTACATATCTCAATCACAATGGGTTGGTAAATTTGATATGATGACTGTTGCAGATGTTATTGACCGTTATGGTTGGTTAATGACAGAGGATCAGATGAAAGCATTAGAGCTTATCTATCCTGTACGTTCTGCTGGTTATCCTATTCAAGGTTATCAGAATGATGGTAGCTACTATGATGCTACTAAGTCTCATGACTGGAACACCAAGATGCCTTCATTAGGTTACCGTCAGTTTACATCTATGTGGGATAATGCTCACTACGGTGGAGATATCGTTAACTGGATCATGATGAGTAGTGAAGACTACTTTGATATGGGTATGAGTAACATGTTGCGTGTAACATCTGTATATTGGAAGTCACAACGTAGAGTTGGTCATCTTACCCGCATATCAGATAACGGTACAATTGATCAGGATATTATTGATGAGACATATAAGGTTACAGATAAACCTATATATGATACCAACATTATTAAGAATAAGACTAAGGATAACCTAGTATTTGGTGAGCATATTGATTGGATCTGGATCAATGAGGTATGGGGTGGTGTTAAGATTGGACCTAACCGTCCTACATTCTGGGGAAGTAATAACCCAGGTGGTATTAACCCTATCTACTTAGGTGTAAACCAAAATCTAATTGGCGCACTTAAGTTTCAGTTTAAAGGTGACAACTCAATGTATGGTTGTAAGTTACCTGTAGAAGGATCTGTATTTACAGACCGTAATACAAGATCTACTTCTCTTGTAGACTTAATGAAGCCATTCCAGATTGGATACAATATTGTAAATAACCAGATTGCTGATATCCTTGTAGATGAATTAGGAACTGTTATCTTACTGGATCAAAATGCTTTACCAAGACACTCACTAGGGGAAGATTGGGGAAAGAATAACTTGGCCAAGGCTTATGTGGCAATGAAGAACTTCCAGATGTTACCATTGGATACTTCTATTACTAATACAGAAAATGCTCTAGCTTTTCAGCACTATCAGAAACTTGACCTTGAACAGACAAACCGTTTAATGTCACGTATCCAGCTGGCTAATTACTTTAAGCAACAAGCATTTGAGGTAATTGGTATTACACCACAGCGCCTAGGTCAGCAGATTGGACAACAGACTGCTACAGGAGTTGAACAATCAGTTAATGCTAGTTATGCTCAGACTGAGACATACTTTATACAACACTGTGATTATTTGATGCCTCGCGTGCACCAGATGCGCACAGACCTAGCTCAGTATTATCAATCTACCAAACCATCTACAAGATTACAGTACGTCACTTCTATGGATGAACGTAAGAACTTTGAGATCAATGGTACTGATTTGTTACTAAGAGACCTTAATATATTCTGTACTACTAAGGCAAATCACAGAGCTATTTTAGAACAACTTAAGCAAGTAGCTATTCAGAACAATACAACAGGTGCATCTATATTTGATATAGGTAATGTTATTAAGTCTGAGTCTATTGCTGAAGTAACTAACATTCTTAAAGAAGCTGAGAAGAAGCAACAAGCTCAGAAACAAGCTGAAATGCAGCAAGCTCAACAACTGCAAGATCAACAACTTCAAGCTAAAGCTCAAGAGGCTAAGATGAAGATGGAGTTTGAAGCTGCTGAGAATCAGAAAGATAGAGAAGCTGGAATCATGGAAGCTCAAATCAAAGCTGCCGGGTACAGCGCTATGCAAGATACTAATCAAAATG